ACATACATTTTGGATTAAAATCAAATTCAGCGACTCACAATCAAGATTGCGAGGATTTCGTAGATTGGTTTATTGAAGAAGCCAAAAAAGAAGGTGCAGAAACCTGTATCTTCTTAGGTGACTGGCACCATAACCGCAATAGTATCAACTTAATTACTCTAAACACCAGCTTACGGTGTTTGGAAAAGTTAGGTGCGGCTTTTGAACAGTTCTTTTGGTTTCCTGGTAATCACGATTTGTTCTATAAAGACAAGCGTGACGTTCATAGCTCAATGTTTGGTCGACATATTCCCGGTGTAACCGTTGTGGATAATGTAACTACAGTTGGCGATGTTACGCTTGTTCCTTGGTTAGTAGGCGACGAGTGGAAGAAAATGAAGGAACTAAAGAGCCGATATGTATTTGGTCACTTTGAGCTTCCTAGTTTTTATATGAACGCCATGGTACAAATGCCAGATCACGGCGAGCTTCAACGCACAGACCTGTCTAGTCCTGAATATGTATTCTCAGGTCACTTTCACAAACGTCAACATACTGGCAACGTTGTGTATATTGGAAATGCTTTCCCTCATAACTTTGCAGATGTATGGGACGATGATCGCGGAATGATGTATATGGATTGGGGCGGCAAGCCAGAATATAAAAATTGGCCCGAGGCTCCCAAGTTCCGTAATATTAAACTATCCACACTGATTGATCAAAAAGATGATATCATGAAGTCTAAGATGTACTTGAAAGTAAATCTTGACATTGATATTAGCTACGAAGAAGCAAACTTTCTAAAAGAAACATTTATTGGCGAGTTTGACATTCGTGAAATTAGCTTAATTCAAGAAAAGAACAATATAGAAGGCGTAGTAGACGATAACCCAGATGCTGAATTTGAATCTGTGGATCAAATTGTAACAGAACAATTAGTAGCGATCGAATCTGATTCGTTTGATAAGAAAATGCTGTTGGACATTTACCATAACCTATGACATTTAAAATAAAAGCAATAACCGTTAAGAATTTTCTTAGCGTAGGTAATCAAACACAAGCCGTAGACTTTGATAAAGAACATCTAACCCTTGTACTAGGTGAAAACTTAGACTTAGGCGGAGATGACAGCGGATCACGTAATGGTACGGGCAAGACTACTATGATCAATGCGTTAAGTTATGCATTGTACGGTCAAGCACTTACTAATATCCGTAAAGAGAATTTGATTAACAAGACAAATGCCAAGGCAATGTTGGTTACAGTAGAATTTGAAGTTAACGGCACGGCATATCGTATTGAGCGTGGGCGTAAGCCTAACGTACTCAAGTTTTATGTAAACAATGAAGTACAGAAAGCATCAGACGAAAAAGACGATGATGCACAAGGTGATAGCAGAGAAACACAAAAGGCCATTGAACATTTGTTAGGTATGAGTCATACTATGTTCAAACATTTGGTTGCTCTAAACACGTACACAGAACCTTTCTTAAGCATGAAGGCCGCTGATCAGCGAGAAGTAATTGAACAGTTGTTAGGCATTACTGTATTATCTGAAAAGGCAGAAGCATTAAAACTTTTGATGAAAATTGTTAAGGATAATATCCAAGCAGAAACATTTAAGATTGACGGCATTAAAGCCGCAAACGAAAACGTTCAAAAGAGCATTGACAGTTTAGGTATTAAGAGTTCTGCTTGGGAAACCAAGAAAGATACTGACTTAGAAAGCCTAGGCAAAGCTATCATGCAGTTAGATAGTGTTAATATTGAGGCAGAATTGGCCTCACATACAGCATTAAAGACGTGGAATGAGACCAATAACAAGCTGAAAGACCTCAATAAACAAAAAGCTACACTAGAGTCAGCAAGCGGTCAAGCACAAAAGACCCGAGATCGGTATATTAAAGAATTAGAAAGTCTTGCAAATAAGACATGTCATGCTTGCGAACAAGCATTACACGATCACAAGCATGAAGAAATGACCGCTACTGCTAATACCCACTTGGCCGACGCACAAACATATTTTGATAAAGTTGCCGCGGACCTTGCAAAAGTGTTAAAAGACATTGAAGCAGTTGATGCTTTACCCAGACCGCCAGCTACATTTTATGAAACTGAAGCAGAAGCACTGGGCCATAAAAACAATCTTGCTAACTTAGAAAAGAGTTTAGAAGATAAAGCAGTTGAATCTAATCCTTACAACGAGCAAATTGAAGAACTTAAGAAGACCGCACTCCAAGAAATTTCTTGGGATACCGTAAACGAACTGACGAAAGTCAAAGAGCATCAAGAATTCCTACACAAGTTGCTGACAAACAAAGATAGTTTTATCCGTAAAAAGATTATTGATCAAAACTTGAGCTATCTAAACAAACGCTTGAGCTATTACATTGACAAAATGGGATTGCCGCATCGTGTTGTATTCTTAAACGATCTTAATGTTGAGATTACACAGTTAGGACAGGACTTGGACTTTGATAATCTAAGTCGCGGGGAACGTAATCGCTTGATCTTATCGTTGAGCTTTGCCTTCCGTGACGTTTGGGAAAACTTATATCAGCATATCAACTTGTTGTTTGTTGACGAACTTATCGATGCCGGTATGGATGCCGCAGGCGTTGAGGCAGGACTAGCAGTTCTTAAGAAGATGGCCCGTGAACGTAGCAAAAATATTTTCTTAATCTCGCACAAAGATGAATTAATAGGACGGGTTAATACTGTACTCCGTGTAGTTAAAGAAAACGGTTTTACCAGTTACGATACAAATCCAGAATATGTAGAGGCCTGATGTCGGATCTTATAAACAAGTATATTGAACAGCACGACGAATTTATTGCCTTGCTAGTCAAATATTATACCTTGCATGAGGACTTTCTTGAAAGACAAAGCCCTAGACGTACAGGAGACTTACGCAAAGTCTACAAAGACATGCGTATTGCATTAAGAAATATGGAAATTACTGCTCAAGAGCGTATGAAAGAACGCAGAATTGAGTGGGGGAAAGTTAATCGAATTAAAAAGGATGACATCGATGAGTAACACAACAACACAAATTAATGAGGCAGTAGCCGCATTTCTCGCAGAAGATACAAAATTTACATCAGGTAACAGCGCCGCTGGTACCCGTGCTCGTAAAGCTCTAGCAGAGTTAGGCAAGTTAGTTAAAGCTCGCCGTAACGAAATTACAGCAGAAAAAAATGCCCGTAAGGAAGCTAAGGCCGCTTAATGAGCGTTAGCGTTTCAAACCCGTATCAAGGACTCCGTTGCAAAATTTGTGACGGAGGTACTTCTATACTTGGTGTTAAAGATTTCAATCGAAGTTGCGAAGAAGAAAAAGGACGTCAAGTATTTCCTCCAATCGGACACGCAATCTACTATCACAAGTGTAACAGTTGCGGATTTATTTTTACTAAAGATTTGGATGCATGGACCGTAGACGATTATGTTAAAAACATCTACAATGAAGACTACATTAAAGTAGATCCAGATTACTCGGGTAAGCGATCAAAAGATTTTGTTAATTGGATGAGCCCTATGCTAAATGGGGATAAGTCAATAACGCTTTTAGATTACGGCGCTGGCAACGATACGTTTAGTACAGAACTTAAAAAGCAAGGCTACAATGCAGTCGGTTGGGATCCTATGTGGCAAACTGAACCAACATTTGCAAAAGACAGCACATTTGATGTTGTCACAGCTTTTGAAGTACTCGAACATACTCCTACTCCTTTAGAAACTCTTAAAGAACTTATTAGTTTTGTTAAACCAGAGACAGGACAAATTGTATTCAGCACACTAGTAAATGATATTATTAGTAATGCTGGATCAGAATATTGGTATCTATCACCACGCAACGGACATGTATGTATGCACTCTCAGAAGAGTCTAAGCATCATGTTTGATAAGTTAGGAATGGAAGTACAAAGTTTCAGTCCTAGCCAACATGTTGCAAGCTGGAAAGAATGACTTGGACGCATCAAGGAGTTCTCGTAGAAACATTACCCGAAGACTGTGTAGGGTTTGTATACGTCATTACGAATATAACAAATAATAAAAAATATATAGGCAAAAAACTAGCAAAGTTTAGTAAAACGACCTACAAGACTGTAAAGTTAAAGAACGGCACAAAGAAGAAAAAGAAAATTAGAAGTAAGATTGACAGCGACTGGCAAGAATATTACGGTAGCAGTCCTAACTTACAAAAAGACATAGACACTTTAGGCAAAGATAAATTCACCCGCGAGATTTTGTATTACTGTTCAAGTAAAGCAGAAACTTCGTACATTGAGGCCCGCGAACAATTCGACCGCAAAGTATTAGAATCAGATGATTATTATAACGGACATATACAAGTCCGTGTACATGGCTCTCACATTAAGAAACTCCCTTAGGCTCAGTTAATTCAGTTATAGCTTCCACCGGCTAATATCGGGTGGCGAACAGTAGAAACCTGGCCTTCGTGTGCGCAGGAATCCGAAGACTCACCGCTGAAGTGAGCACTCAATCAGTATCCTTAACAGGACCACGATCGCAAATTGCCGCGGTTTGATTGTTTGAATAGAGTGAAATAGAGCTAAAAGAGGGGACAGTGAAGCCCCGGATTAATGCGTATGTTAGCGTATGTGCATTAATTACCGTCATAACAAGACGTAGCTAGGGGTACAGGATGACCGCCTCAGTAATGCTACAACGCTAAGTGACTTGCGTACTCAGATAATGCCAAGTTTTCTTAACCCGGTTACCTGGGTTAAGTGTGACCATTGTATCTAGATAATACTTAAACTACTTCGTAGTTATCATGTGTTTTAAATAAGAAAATGCGTTGAGCGCAAGCGATAACGCAAATGAGCGTTAGCTCATTTAAACACATAAATAAAACTATCGCTTTTTAGGAAAGTATTAAAATGAAAATATCCCAAGTTCTAGAATCACAACAGCAGTTAGATGAATTAAACTTAGCTCAAGCAGGGCAAGCTGTAGGTGGTGCTGTAGGTAAAACAGCTAATGCAATAGGTGGCATTGCAGGTGGAGTTAAAGGTGCATGGGATGCCGCAAAATCTGGCTTCCAAGCAGGTAAAGACTTTGTAGGTGGTCAAAAAGTTGGTGCTACTGATGCTAAATCAATTAATCAACAAGGACCCGCAGGTACTGCACCAGCACAAAACATTCAAGGTTCTGCAGGAACAGCAATGGGCAACATGGGTAAAGCAATGGCTGGACAAAAACCAGCTCAAGCAGGCGCTACATTATACGCTCAAGTTAAAAGTCAAATTAACAAACTAGATCCTCAAAGCAAACAAAAACTATTAACACTGGTTCAAAAATCAGTTCAACAAAAACAACCCAAGCAAGGCGGACAACAGTCAGGTGCTATGGGACAAATGGCAAATGCCCTAACAGGCGGCGGACAACAAGCACCTGCTCAACCAAACACAATGGCTAATGCTCCTGTTAGTGCAACTAACACAGCAAAGCCAGGTAATCCAAACGCACAACAAACAACTACTCCTCCTGAAGAACAACCGGCAGCTCCCGCTCAGCAAACAGCGGCTCCAGCAGAACAACCAGCACAACAAAAGATGGACCCTAATAAAGCCGCGGAGCTTAAAGGTCGTTTAAAAGCTGGACAAGGTGTTGGACAAACAGCAGGTGGTGGATTTAAGAACTATGTTGCAGGTAGCCAGGAGAAGTTCCAGGGTGCTGATGCAAGTGGTGCTCCTGTATTCAAGAAACTACAGCGTGAAGGTGCTTACGGATTTGAAAGTAAGTTCTTTGGCGGCCTAATTTAAAAGAACGGCAAGCCTGACTTTTTAGTTGTTTCTAGATTCTCTTCAATTATTTTAAAGATAATAGCGCGGTCCTCATTATCTAATTGCCACGCTTCTTCGATGGTAACACTTCCTCTCATGTACCAGCATAGCTTGAAGAGGCTTTCTTTAAATTCTTTAGATTGTGTTTCGTAGCTCTTAACCAGCTCTTCAATCTGGCTATTATCTAGTGTTAAGAGCTTCGACCGAAAAAATCTGAATTATCTAACCCTATAGGAACTTCATAAGTCTCTGGAGCACCTAACTCGCGATGTTCATCGCTAGAAGTCATTACTAACGGTTGTAAGCCTGTAATTTTTTTCATCCTAGCAATGTGGTCATTGATCTTTTTGTACAGATCTGCATCAGCATTTTTTAAAAATTCTTTAATGTACGCAGGTTCTTTAACTAGTGTGTCCGGCGTTTGGATAGCTTGTACGGTATCAGCAACTAGATCAACTGTGATATCAGTCATTTTACTAAAACTTTGATTAAAGACTTCTAATTTCTTTTCATCAGATATATCATCGTCATTAACGGCCTGCATTAGTCGCTGTGTTTCAAACGCTTTCATGCTGGTCATAGTAACGTGTTTGTAAGTCAATGGACGAACAAAGCAGGTTAGTTGTTCATTAATTTCAACTGCATCTTCCCAACGGTTAACACTTAACTGATCAAGCATTATTCGTAAATCTATTTGATGTTCTACTACTTCGTTAATGTTTGGAACCACATGACTGATTTCCATCATTTCACCGTAAGTAGCAATACGAATAGCAACTAGTATTAGATCTAAATCGATGTTAGGAGTTTTCCAAGCATCTTTAATATTCGGAATACAACTTTGAATAACATCAACTACGGCTTGCCCGTTCATTAATGCGTCTGGAGTCTTGAATACTAACTCATCTTTAGCAGTCATTGAATAAACTGGAAATTGACCATTTTCCGGAACTTGAATAGCATTTTGCGGCCAATATGCTCCGCCGCTAGGAAGCGAAATGTAGATCTTAGGCTGTCGCATAAACCCGGCTAACGGGTTTGATTTTTTAGGCATTGCTTGAATCTCTGGCATGGTTTATCTCCAATAAATAACACTAGTAGAATACTGTCTATTATTTATATACGCATAAAACCACCGGAAAATTATGAGCGGCGCATCCGAAGCAACCTTACAAGAACTATTACAAGTTAATCGCGACATGGCTTCTGCTATCTCTAAACTAGCAGGCGCTAGTGGGGGATCGGGCGGAGGTGGCGGGGGTGGCGGCGCCGCAAACAAAGCTAGCGGCTTATTAGGTAAATCATTTGAAACCTTAGGTAAAGGCGCCGGTATGGTCTCTGGCGTATTCAGCACAATGATGAAGCCTGCCATGATGGCGGCTACGGCTGGATTTGGATTATTAGTATCAAGCGGTAAAACTTTATTTGCTAATCAAATGGCGCTAGCAGATGGCGCCATTGCAGGTACAAACAGTTTAGCTAGTATGACTGCTGGCTTAGAACAGCTTCCGGGTATTTTAGGTTTTGCAATGAAAGCCTACAATTTTCAAATTAAGAAAATGGAAGCTAACATTAAGACTTACGATCAAATTAGTACAGTTGGTGCAAGATTCGGTGGTAGCTTAGAAGAAATGCGAGCTGGTGCTAAAAGTTCATATCTAAGTTTAGATGAATTTGCACAAGTGATGAAACAAGCAGGACCTCAGTTAAGGTTTATGGGGTCTAGTTCAGAAGAAGGCGCACGAAACTTAGTTAAGTTTAACAGTACAATGATAAAGGGCGAAGTAGGTAAAGGCCTACTTGGCATGGGATATAGTCTAACTGAAGCTAACTCTATGATAGCTACTTACTCAGAATCTGTAGGTGGATTAAAAGCTAGCCAGATGAAAGACCAAAAAGAAATGGAAAAAAGTGTTAAGTTTTTTGCAGAAGAACTCGATGCGGCGGCTCAGCTAGAAGGTAAGACTCGTCAACAGAAAGAAGAAGAAATGAAACAAGCTAGCCAACAAGCGGCTGTTCGTGCAAAACTTTCTGAGATGGGTCCAGAGGAACAAAAGAAATATCTTGCGGCATATAATGCGGCATTGCGTGTTGGTGGTAAAGGTGCGGCAGAAGCACTACAAAGTCAGTTGTTAGGATTACCCCCAATGACTAAAGCGGCACAACAATTTACAGCAGTTAATGGAGAAGCGGCCGCCACAGTTAAACAATTAGGTGATACTGTTACTGACGGCTCAAAAGCAGTTGATGCTAGGTCAAAAATTGACAAGCTGGCTAACCAAGGTGTTGCTCAGAGTGCTAAGATGTACAAAGATTTAGGAGTTACCGGTGCGGCCCTATCAATGAGTCAAAGTGGACTAGCTGACACAGTTAATGCTGGTGCAAAAAACATGGCCGACATGAATAATCTAGAAGCACAGTCGGCTGAAGATTTAGATAAACGTACTGCAAAAATTCGTGCAGAACAAGACACAGCACAAAAGAGTAATATAGGAGCAATAAAACAACAGCAAGGTGCTGCCAAGTATGCAGGTGAAGCAATGATGGATTTATACTATAAAGCATTAAAACCATTAATTGATATCATATTAAAGTTGAATGAGAAATTCTTAGAAGTGTTGCCCGCTATTGCA